AATGTCTGAAAATACAGAAACTCAAGGCATTGACCTTGAAGCGGCGAAGGCTGAAGCTGTCAGAGCCGCACGTAAAAACGATAGCGAAATTCTTGAACTTGCAGCTAGACACAACAAGCGTGATCTTGGCGAACAGGCTATCAAAAGAGGAGTATCATTAGAGGACTTTCGTGGTGATCTTTTAGAAGATATTGCCAATGAAAAGCCGCTTGATACACCAGCATCAGTTGTTGATGCACCAGTCAAAGAGAAGCGTAAGTACTCACTTGGCAGAATGATCCAAGCACAAGTAACTGGTGACTTCCGTCAAGCTGGCTTTGAACGTGAAATGAATGATGAGATTGCACGAGTAGTTGGCAGACAGGGTGAAGGCTTTTATGTTCCTGATTTCGTATGGGGGCAACGTGGCGCATTAGCTACTGCTGCAACTGGCGCAACAGGTTCAGAAGTTGTCTTTGATGACTTTGTTCCGACTGAGCATCGTGGCGATATGTTCATCGAGGCACTGAGAAACAAGCTTGTTCTTGGTAATCTTGGTGCAACCTTTATGTCAGGTTTGACAGGTCGTATTAAAATGCCAAAGCTTGCTACGGGTGCTGCTGCTGGGTTTGTTGAAGAACTTGGCGATGTAAGCGATGGTGCTGGCACAGATGGCGCGCTAACTTTACAGCCACGCACAATGGGTGCATTTGTAGAGGTTTCCAGACTTCTTATGATGGAAAGTGTGCCAAGCATTGAGCAAATCATTCGTGATGACTTGCTGCGTTCTGCTGCTGATAAAACAGAGTTCTTTGCTATTCAAGGTTCTGGTTCATCAGGACAACCAACAGGTATTCTGAATACGTCTGGTATTAATGACCTAGACATTTCAGCCGATACAGATGTTGCTGCATTGACATGGCAAGACATTGTTGATTTGGTAAAATTGGTAGAAGAAGATAACGGCATTGTAAATGATGCTGGTGCTGGCTTCTTATCAAACGCCAAAGTCAAGTCCAAGTTGGCGACAACAGTCAAAGTTGGCTCAACCGATAGTGTGATGCTTTTGAACGATCCGTGGAATAATCTTTATGGTTATCCAGTTGAGTTCACAAGCAATGTTCCTTCTAACCTTAACCCTGGTGATGGCGGCACAGATGCTTCTGCACTGATTTTTGGTGACTTTAGTCAACTTATTATCGGTCAGTTTGGCGCACCTTCAATCATGGTAAATCCATTTAGCGGTGATAAAGCTGGCACAGTCAGACTTACCCTGCTTGCAGAAATGGATGTGGGTGTTCGTAATGCTGTTAGCTTTGCAGTAACTAACGAAGTTAGCACTGCTTAATTAACAATTACTGTGGTGGGGGCTATGCCCTCACCACAACCTTTTTAGGGGTTCATTATGAAAATAGAGATTATTGAAAAATGCTTTATCGGCACTGGTGGCAACCTTATGCCTGGTGACGTTATTGACGTTGATGATACAAAGGCCGAGAAGCTAATAGCTAGAGGCTTGGCAAAAGCAAAGGCTAAGAAAGCTGCGCCAAAGAAAACTAACAGGGCTGTTAAAAAGCTGGAAACACCAGAGGATGAGTAATGGCAGTCGAGACAGCAACCGAAAGAGCCATATTCTTTGATGCGGACGATTTCGGCGTTGCTGCTTCTTATACAAGGCAAGGGCAATCTGCTGTTACAATAAATGGGATTTTTGACAATGAGTTTTTCGAGGTTGAAGCAGGTGGCGAAGTTGCCGTTGCAATGGAGCAGCCACGTTTTACATGCAGGACGCAAGACGTATCTGCTGCTACGGAAGGCGATACAATCAATATTAACAGCGTTAACTACACTATTCGTGTCGTGCAGGGCGATGGCACAGGCATTACTGTCTTGGTGCTTGAGGAAGCTTGATGGCGCACGTAAGAAAATTAATAAGAGATAACATTACCACTACGTTGACAGGGCTTTCCACTACTGGTTCAAACGTATTCCAAACAAGATTTTATCCATTAGCAGAAGCTAAACTGCCAGCATTGGCGATATACACAAAGTCTGAGGCTAGTGAATACGGCACATTAAAAGTGCCAAGAACACAAATCAGAACGCTTGACGTTACAGTTGAAGCTTATGTTTCAGCTAACTCAAATGCAGATAATACACTTGATACAATAGCTGTAGAAATAGAAGAAGCTTTGGCAACAGACCTTACTAGAGGTGGCAGGGCTAAAGAAACTAAGGTAGTATCATTTGATGCAGATTTTAATGGTGATGGAGAGAACCCTGTAGGCATTGGTCGCTTTTCAATAGAGGTTCTTTATGTTACTTTAGAAAATGATGTCGAGACGGCGGTTTAAGATGAAACAAGTTAAAGTATATGATAAAGATGGCAACATGATAGTTTGTTGGGCTGAAACAGCGCAAAAACTTATCAAGCTTGGATATTCGGTTGACGAGCCGAAAAAGGGTAAAGGTCAGAAGCCCAAAAAATCTGACAAAGTTGCAACTGAAGGAGAGTAAATTATGGCTACTCATGCAGGATCAGAGGGCTTAGTTAAGGCAGGTGGTAACACTATTGCTGAAGTGCGTTCTTTTACCTTAGATATAACTGGCGAAGTAATCGAAGATACAAGTATGGGTGATAGCTTTGGAAGCTACAAAGCTGGACTATCATCTTTTACTGTAAACATCGAGTGCTTCTTTGATGAGACTGATACAGCGCAAAATGCGCTGGATGTTGGCTCATCGTTGACTATTGAACTTTATCCAGAAGGTGCTTCTTCTGGCGACACTTTCTTTACTGGCACAGTAATAGTCACAGGCAAAAGTGTATCATCATCTTTTGATGGTATGGTAGAAGCTGCGTTCACTGCCACCGGAACTGGTGGTATCACTGAAACTCAAGTTTAAATTTAGGCTGGTGGCATTATGTCTAAATTTGCAGAGCAGATAGCTGCTAATAGGTCAGCTAGAGAACGCAGTCATATCGAGGTTAGCGAATGGGGTAGTGAAGATAGCCCCTTAGTTATTTATTATACAAAAGTCACTGGCTCAGATATTGATAAAGTCAGTCGCAAGTATAAGGATTTCATATCTAATCCGACTATAGCTGGTATGGTAGAAATGATTATCATTAAGTCAGAAACATCAGATGGCGATAAGATGTTTGGGCTTGAAGATAAGCCCACATTGATGCGTGAGCCTATTACTCTTTTAACAAATATATTTGGCTCAATTTTTGATGCGGTTACTGTAGAGGAACAGGAAAAAAACTAGCCAGCGATCCATTTAGATTTAACCTTGTTTCCCTTGCGCTAAGATTAGGTAAAACAATAGCAGAGATTGAACAAATCACAGTTGACGAGTATAATGAATGGGTCGCATATTTTAAACTCTTAGAGGAAAAGCAAAATGGCAAATAATTTACAGATTAATGTAAATGTTGGCGGTAATGCACTTTCTCAATTACAGGCAGTTGAACAACGAATTAAGAAAACTGATACTGCTGTAAAAACAGCAACAGGTGGCTTTAACAAGTTTGGCACTTCTGCCGCAAATACCACAAGAAGCGTAAGGAAGTTTTCATCAGCAGGAGTTCAGCAAGCTGGCTTCCAGGTTGGTGACTTAGCTGTTCAGTTACAAAACGGAACACACTTTTTAACTGCCTTTGGTCAACAAGGTTCTCAACTTGCAGGTGTCTTTGGTGCAACGGGTGCTGTATTTGGTGCTTTTATAGCTATAGCAGCCGCAGTAGGCACTGTTATTTTGAAGAGCACTGGTGCTGTTAGAGAGTTTTCAGATGAGGTAAGTGATTTAAACTCTTTAAATAGCGAATTAATACTTGATAATAAAACTGTAAGGGATGGTATTGAAGAACTAATAAAAAAATATAATGAATTTACTCCTGTAGTACAGGGTTTAGCTTTAGCAGAAAGACAACTTCTTAAAATTAGATTACAGGATAGACTTCTTAAAACATCAACAGCGTTTGAGGATTTAAGCGAAAAGGCAAGAGAAGGCACAATAACATTTACTCAATTTCTTGCAAAAATTGCACTTATGGGCGCACCAGGAACTACAGAACAAGTTGATTTGTTATCAAATCGGTTTGTAGCGGTATCTGAAAAAATAGGGATTACAATAGATGAGGCTAAAAAGTTATCAGAAATCTTAAAGTTGGCTAAATTAAGTGAGGGTGATGATCGAGTAAAAAATCTGACTAACGCTGTAAATATCTTATTAAACACACAAAAAGGACTTACTGAGCAAGGTATTAAGTTAGCTACGTCTGTTTTTGAATATTCTGAAGCATATAAAGTTGCTAATGAAACTATTGCCAAAATTCAAAAACCTTTAGTAGTTACAGGCGAGAGAACAGCATCTTTAAGCGAAATATTTGTAGAAAATTTTGCAAGCGTTATTCCTCAAGCGGCAGAAGGCGCAACATCAGCCATAAAAGATGCTTTGACTGGTGCTGGAAATGCTATGGAAAACTTTAAGAATTTGTCAAAGACCATTATAGATGCAATTCTTCAACAGTTTATAAGGCTTGCAATAGTAAACCCTATACTTAATTCAATATTTGGAGGAACGCCAGGATTTGGTGGCGGCGAGAAAAATTTATTGCCTACATTGTTTCCGAAAAAGGCTATAGGCGGTTCAGTCCAAAGGGGTAGACCAGTTATTGTTGGGGAACGTGGTGCAGAGGTATTTTTTCCTTCATCTTCAGGAAGCATTGTAGCTAATAAAAACATGCAAGGTGGCGGTGTAACAGTAAATCAAACTATAAATGTAACGACTGGCGTTCAACAAACAGTTAGAACTGAGATAGCTAATCTTATGCCACAAATTGCAGAGGCAACAAAATCTGCTGTAGCTGATGCAAGGCTACGTGGCGGTTCGTATTCAAAAGCGTTTGGCAGATAATTATGTCTATAACTTATCCACTTTCCACCCCCACCAACAAGACCATAGGCGAGATTACTCTTGTTGCCAAAAATGTTGTGGGTGTTTCAACATCACCATTTTCATTTAAACAGCAAGTGTATCAGTTTCCTGGTCAAAGATGGGAAGCTGATGTTGCCTTACCACCAATGGCTAGAGAGGATGCGGAGCAGTGGGTAAGCTTTCTTATGAAACTTTATGGTCAAAAAGGCACTTTCCTACTCGGCGATCCGCTAGGGGGCACACCAAGAGGTTCGGCTAGTTCTGCTGCTGGAACGCCTGTTGTTAATGGTGCTAGTCAGACAGGCGATACATTAGCGATAGATGGTTTGCCAGCAAGTGCAACAGGATATTTAAAAGCAGGTGACTATATCCAATTAGGTTCTGCTGCGACTGCACAGTTGTACAAAGTTCTTAATGACGCAAATAGTAATGGCAGTGGTGAAGCAACTTTAGATATTTGGCCTAACCTACGTTCTTCCCCTTCTGATGGCGCAACAGTTGTTGTATCAAATGCTAAAGGTGTTTTCAGATTGTCGAGCAATGAAACATCTTGGAACATAAACAGGCTTTCTCTTTATGGTATTAACTTTGGCGCAACGGAAAGTTTATAATGTCTAGGAACTTAACAACCGCAGTATCAAACCAATTATCAGCAAATGAGTTACAGCCGTTCTTTGCTGTTAAGTTAAACTTTGATAGTGGTTCTGTTAAACTGTGGACAGGCTATGGCGAAATAACTGTTGCAAGTGAAACTTATACAGGCGGTGGTCAGTTATTAGACATTTCTCCAATACAGGAAACAGTAGAAGTTGCGGCGAGGGGTGCTTCTATAGCGTTAAATGGAATAGATTCAAGTCTTATAAGTTTGGCATTGAATGAGAATTATCAAACACGATCTGCAAAAATATATTTAGGTGTTTTATCTTCTGGCGCAGTTGTATCAGACCCATATCAACTTTTTGATGGCCGAATGGATGTTATGACTATTGATGATAATGGTGAAACTGCCAGTATTGTTATGACTGCTGAAAGCAGATTGATAGAGTTGGAACGCCCAAAGTTACGCAGATATACAAGTGAAGATCAGAAGCTAAATCATCCTGATGATATTGGATTAGACTTTGTTGCATCACTGCAAGAAAAAGAGATAGCTTGGGGAAGCGGGAAAGACGATGTGGGTTATGTGTATCCAGTTGCTAATCCATACGATATTCAACTGCCATACTTCTAATGCGCTTACCTGATTGGGATAAACGGCTTGCCGCTTACATAGAAGAAGTAAGGTATATTCCATTTGAGCGTGGTGTGCATGATTGCTTTATATTTGCAGTCAAATGTGAGGAAGAAATCTCAGGTGTAACTAGGTTTCCAGAATTATACAAAGCAAAATATCATAATTTATTTGGGGCAAACAAAGCATTTCTAAAAAATGGCTATCGAGGTATGTTCGATTGTATAGATAGAAGATGTATGGAAATAGATGTTAATATGATGCAAAGAGGGGATTGGGCGGCAGTTGATAGCCCTGAAGGTTTGGCAATCGGTGTATGCGTTGGAAGTAAGATTGCGGTGGTCGGTGAAAATGGTTTAATATTCTTAAACAATACAGAGGCTAAAGCCGCTTGGAGTATATAAATGGGTATAGTAGAAGCCGCAGTTGCAACCGTTGTAAGTTTAAGCGCTAAAGCTATTGCCGCAAAAACTTTAGCGGTATTTACTGTTAAAGCATTTTTCACAACATTCGCAACAACATTAGCCCTGTCGGGTATTTCTCAGGCTATGACTAAAAAGCC